ACTTTTAATCCATTCAATGTTAGTTTACAAAGATATTGCTCTCCAAATAAATCTAATTCATCATTCTTTTCCATAATTATCCTTGTTCTATAAATGTCTTATTAAATGTTATAAATTCTTTAACGTCTAATATGTTAGGAATTTTTATCAAAGAGTCTATTTGTAAAGAATCTTCATTTTCTCCTTCTACATCATAGTCATTAAAAATATCATCAAAGCCAGGATTACATTTTAATATTATCCACCAATATTCTTGAGTATTATAAACCTTCAAAGATAATAAATCTGGCCTTAGATAATCATCATAACTTAAACGATAATTCAACATAGGGCGAGACCATGTAAAGTTTGAGAAGGAATTTAATAAAAAGTCTTTCTCTTTAGTTCCATCTACATCTTTAGATTTTATATAATTAGTTCTTTTTTGTATCATGTGAAATTGACCCGGCCTTTATATTCTTGTTTTGTTTTTAACCCAGTACCGAATATAGAAACTTTATCATTCGCAGCACTTGCTTGGTCTTCTATAACATTTGCCGCATTAAATAAAGATTCAAAAGTGACATTATATTTTCCGTATAGAGGAACACCTTGACTTAGATATTCTTTTGAAAGAGATACTTCTACACGCTTAACAACCATCATATCTTTCTCAAATATATTACCAATCTTTAATTTACATACTGGTGGTTTTTGTGAAGAGACTTTATCAATAGCAGCATTTATAGAAGCCCAATCTACAGATGCTCCAGATGTTATATTCTTGGCGCCATCATAAAGTTTCATACCAGCATCTACTATAGCCAAAGGAGCAGTTTCGTTAACAAGATTTCCTAAATTTGTAGCCAACATCATATTCCCGTTAGATACTTTTGGAAGAGTGGCATTTACTAATATTTCACTAATTGCTAAAGGGTCTACAAAAGAACCTTTACCATCATATATACCAACTGCCCCTTCATCATCTCCAGCATAACAAATAAATTCTACTGTAATTGTTGGGGATTCTCCGTTTGAATACATCTTTTTAGTAGTATAGCCATAGTTGAATAAGTTTCTTTGGGTTTCATCTGATATTGCTCTTGTTAAAATATTATCTGGAAAATTCATCTCCCAAATGTTTTTATAATTTCCAGTAGAGCTATATGTAAATTCATTGGTCATATAACCTATAACAGTTGCGTAGGACTTAGTATTAGTAACAATAGTATCTTGACTATGAAACTCAATAGTAATTTTATGTTCTTCTGCTGCTTTAGGTCTATTAGTAGCTATACCCTTCTCAGCAGAATTACCAAATATTGAAAAAATATCCATACTTCACCACCTATTATTATTTAGGCGTTACAAGTTTGTGTTGTTTTTCTGAGATAGTCTTTCCTATTTGTTTTCCTGCCAAGTAGTGAATTTCTACATCATTAGACTTTTTAGGTTCTTCTAATTTTGGTATTTTTGTTTCTGAAGACAGTGGTGATTTTTGAACTTCTCCACTTGCTAAACTTTGAAGCCAAATAGAAGGGTCTATAGGATTATTATAAACATCATTAGAACCTTTACCAACTTGTAAGTGAATGTGAGCACCAGTCCCAGTACCAGAATTTCCTGAATAACCGATAGTCTCTAATCTTTCTACTCGCTTACTATCGCCTACACTTGTACCATCAGCAAATTTAGAAAGGTGGCCGAAAATAACTTTATGACCACTATCAGTAGTTAATTCTACATAATTTCCAAAGCTTGATTTTCCTGGTTCTGATTTTTGAAACTTGTTTAATAATATTCCGCCTTCAGGAGCATTAATCATAGTTCCTTCTTCCGCAGCTATATCTATACCTTTATGTTTTTTAGCACCATGTCCAAATAAATCTCTTGAAACCATGAATCCAGAAGTAATACGTTTTTGAGAACCTAAAGCACCACCAATAGTTGTAAATGAATTTGGTTTTAAGCTTGTCTCACTATTCATATTTTCAGGAAGTCTTGGTGCTAAGTCTTTTATATACTTACCATTCTTCAAAGCATTAACATCAATTTTTCCATCCACTTCAAACTTAGGAGTAATTATCTTCTTTCTTTTTCCTGTTAAAGCATCTATAGTGTATTGTTCATTCTTCTTTAATAGGTTCTTAACACCTTCAATATCACCTTGCTCTTTCTTTCCTTTAATACCAGACACTTTATCAAGATTAGCTCCATTATATTTCTTATAATTGTTAGAAACAGTCATATCAGAACTACCATTAACTTTCAACTTCAATGATGTCATAGGGTCATCATACACAGACCATTTATCTTTCATTTCTTTCTTATAATCTTCTTTAGCAGTAACCATAGCATTATCAGACATTTCAACCATAACCATTCCTAAAGCTGTTCCGAGTAAAGGTATTGGTAAAGCTGATAATGCGTCACCAACATTACCCATCCATTGAGCACCTTTTATAGACTTAGCATATTTACTTGTATCGTCTAATCCTTTTAACTTTTTATTTGAATCTTCATTTCTATCCATTATTCCTTTAATAGCGAATGGGGCATTAATCAAAGGAATGAATTTAGCAAACTTACCTAATTTCCCTGCTGAAGAAAGTATTGGTTTTGCTTTAGATGCTATTTTACCACCAATGCCTAAAGCGGCAGCACCAATCCCTCCACCAGTTAATATCTTCTTCCAATCAAAACCTTTCTTTTCTTCCTTCTTTTCTTCTGGCTTACTTGAAGATGAAGATATAGAAACTTTATTCAATTTTTCAGAAATAGATTGTAATTCTTTTAACTTTAATACTTCTACATCTACAGTTTCAGCATCATAGTTAGCATTACTTTGGGAAGATTTTGAAAGTTGTGGGGTTCCGATTACAATAGATTTTATAATAGTGTTTTGAAATACCACACCTTTAGAAGTAATTTTAGAAGTTTTTGTGAATGTGAAATTGTAGTTATTAGTAATCTCTTTTCGCTTAAAGATATTCATAACAGACAAAGCATCTTTCTTAGCATTGTTAGTTTTGTCTATAAGCTTATCAGTAGACTCGGAAATGGTTTTTAATTTCTTAGAACCATCAATTAAAACATCACTAACGACATCTATAGACTTGGAAATATCTTCTTTTTTCTTTAAGACTTTTGAGTTAGATTCTTTTATTTTCTTCTCATTATCTTTCAATACTTTTAGTTCTTCTTCTAACTTACTCTTAGCTAATCTTTTTTCTTCCTTTACATTCTCTATTTGTTTCAATATATCATTTAATTGTTCTTGGGTAATAGAATCAATTTGAGAGAGTAGATCAGCAACCTTCTCATTAGTTTTCTTTATATTGTTTATAATTCTTTTGTTTATCATTATCCTACACCATAAGTATCAGCTAATATATTAGAACGAGTTGAAGGTGTGTATGATTCCTTGAAGTTTACGCTTTCTTGAACTCCACGAATAAGTGCTGCTACTTTCATGTCATCAGATACATTTTGTTGTGTAGGCATAGCATCTATAGTATATGAATTTTTAACAGATACTTTTTGATTAGATTGTTCTGATTTTAATTGTGCTAATGGTCCAGGCATAGATTTTTCCGGAGCATCAGACTTAGGTTCTTTAGGTTGTTGTGATATTGAAGTAGAAGAAGGTGTTGGTGTTTCACTCTTATTATCACCATTAAAGAACTCTTTAGCCTTATCCTTTATATAATCATAAGCACCGGATACTTTATCAGCAACATTATCCCATCCCATCCCAAGAATATCAAAAATACTTGTTATACTCGTCTTAATATCTTCTTTATACTTTTCATAATCAGTATTTTGTGTTTTGATATAAGAGGATAGAGAAGTTGTAATAGGTTTGTTATAAGCATCTAATCCAACCTTTATATCATTTATAAAAGATGAAGACCTATTCTTTTCAAACAATCCTAACTTAGCAAATTGTTCTTTTGAAAGCTTACCAAAAACTTTATCATTAGGTAATACACTCCCATTAGAATCTGGTACGAATAATTCTTTTCCACCTTCTCCTACAACATATGGTTTTCCAGCATTAACCTTGCCACCTTCTAATCTTGGTTCTACCTTTTCTTCTTCACCAAACATAGAATTATATCCATATGCTCCAGCGCCTAATGCTAATGTTCCTGCTCCAGCAATTAGACCCGCTTTAGATTTTGGTACTTTAGATATAATACTTCCTATCTTTTTAATGCCAGGAATCTTACTACCATACTTTGCTAATATTCCAGTAGAAGCACCACCAGCAGCAACTTCTCCACCAGTAACTAAAGCTGAACTTAATATATCTTTCAACCCATTTCCGAGAAAATCAAATAAACCACCACTAGAACCAGTAACTCCAAGATGGTCAAGCTTATCATTTATAGTCTTCAAAACATCTAATTGTTCCGAAGCTACATCATTAGTCTCAGCATCAAAATTTAATAAAGATTGTGATTGTTTAGTATTTTGTAAACTTGTCACAACACCATTAAGTTTCAAATCTCCTTTCAAACCTATATTCATTTGATTTATGTTAGAATTTGAAAGAACTAAATCTTTTTTAATTGTTAGAACTGAAGATATTTTACTCTTATCCTCAGTACCAAATATCCTATCCTTTAGAAACTCTTTAGGGTCGGATAGAGCACCTTTAATACTCTTATATGCGTCAAAGGTACCTCTTAAACCCAGACCGTCTACAAGGCCACTCCCAAGGCGTTTTGCTAAGGATTTTAATTCCTTCTTTTTCTTTGAAGCTCTTTGTTTTAGTTCGTAAACTTCTTCATCAAAAGAATCTAAAATACCTTCCTTTTGCTTCAACGTCTTGTCTATTATTTTCTTATTATCTTTCTTAGACTTTTTATCTAAATCTTTCTTTTCTTTCTCTAACTTATCTTGAGCTTTCTTGACTTTCTTTTGTTTGTCTACAATAGCTTTCTCATTAGATAAGATGCTGCTTACACTATCCAATTGAGCATCAGATAGTTCTTGTAAGGCAGCAGCCATTTCGTTCATTATTTTTGAAAGTTCATTAGGATTAGCCATATTAGTATTTAGAAAAGATTTTGTTTATTAGGTTTAGTCTTTTCTTCCATAGCCTTAAACCTTTTCACCAACCTATCATACATATCCATAACTTCATAATAATTCATATGGTCTAGATAAGGTATGTGTAAATGAAGGCGAAGTTGAAACTCTACCTCCAAAATACTATCATAGCTTATATGTGGGAAGAAAGAAGTCGGGTCGAAAGGTTATTTGAACTGTGTTCCTACCCCCACAAGACTTACATACAACTTCTAACTCGTTATCAATACCAAAGTCAATATCAATAATGTAAGAACGAAGATAAGCATAATCCTCTACACTCAAATCCATAATATATTCACAAGCTTCTTTCAACTTAGGAACTTTAGAATTGATAGTCTTAATCATAGAAGCAATTGTAATAGTCTCATCATCAAAACGCATTAGTGATTCTTTATTATTTTCTTGGAATCTCTCAATACGTTCTTCATCTTTAATACGACTAAATCCAAGTTCTAATACAGTCTTCTTATTCAAAAGCTTTACTGTCATCGCTGAGTCAAAATCATCCGGTAGATAGTTGATATCAAATTGTTCAAGATCAAACTTATATTCATCGCGCTTCCTACAATGCTCACAAACATAAGGAGATACGAAGTTTGAATTTTTAATAGTATTAGCACGAAGCCAAAAGATAATATATAGTTTATCATTTGTTAAAATTTCATTAATATCAATACCTTTAATTGCTGACATTAATACTTCTTTAATAACAATGCTTACATTATGTTGGTTAATAGAAGATAGTTTCTTAATCTCTCTTACTGTTAATGGTCGTCCGTAAATCTTAGTTCCTTCTGGATATAGTTTATACTTAGAAGGTAGACCATCTATAAAATACATATTCTCTAATGGGTCTTTCTTAGGTTGCTCAAGTGGAATTGGAAGTTGGTCTTCAATATCTTCAAGTCTCATTTTCTCTCCTTATTATTTCATCTCTATTATTTATTTCTTGAATTTTGGCGGATTGTCTGCTGTACTTTTTTGTTGTAAGAAACGATTAATATCCATCTTTTGATTGTCAAACCTATTTTCATTCTCAGTCTTATTCTTTGCTCCTTGATGTGGAACGATAACATAATGGTCACAATTGAATGTAATATCATATTCAATTTTATCAGAAGAAGAATAAGCATAGTTAGCAGTAGAAGCTTTTAAGAAATAACAATTCTTCATATATATCTTAAAAGAGTTCCAAGCATCAGCAGTATATACAGAAATAACAATTTGATCTAACACGGTTTCTTTGTAAGATTTGTAATAACCACCACTACCAATTTGTCTTCTAATTAGTTTTTGAATGAAAGAACGAATTGTACTATCTTCATCTTCTTCAAACTTCATAGTAAACTCAAATCCATTATGATCTAAAATAGGAAAAGACTTCATAAAGTTTCCATAATAGATATATTCCTTCTTAAAAGAATATTCAGGAAGTTCTACTCCAGTACAATGAAAAGCACCAAGCTTACCAAAAACATCACCACCAATACTTTCATCAAAATAGACAAGAAAGTTATATTGTCTTTGAATTGTCTTGTTTGTAAAGAAATTCAAAATTCTATTTGTTAAAGGGCCATTATCATCAAACAAGATAGTTGCAGTCATACTTATATTTATAAAAAGAAAAAGAGGAGAGAAATGAATCCCTCCTCTCAACAATGGCTCTTTTTAATTTTACTTAGGCATTAGCAGGAGCTTCGTCACCACCAGCACCATTAGAATTATCACCAATATCCCAACCTTGACTTTCTCCAAACTTATCTCCAGAACCATCTTTTCCATAAGTCCAAAAGTCGAATTGGAAAGTAGCAGAATATTGAATAGCCTCAGAAGTAGAATAATCAATAGTAACTTCGTCTACGTTTTGAAGCCAAGCATTCTTAAAGAAATACTTATTTTCAAGAGGTTCACCATTAACACCATAAGATGTAACAGTAATGGTTTCACAAATTCCTTGCATTCCACCAGCACCAGGAGTTCCGCGCTTAGAATAATACTCAGCATGTCCAGCATTGATGTTGAAAATCTTTTGTTGCCAATCACCCAAGAACCTTTGAACCTTTTGTGATTCAGTCTCTTCAAACTTAACAACAAGAGTATTTCCGAATGTTGGCTTGCCTGGGAAGAATTGTTTCATTCCACCAAAGTTAGATTCGATTACTTCATTACCACGTTGAGGAAGTGAGAAAGAACGAGCACGAAGAGTAAAATCTTCATCGCCCCACATACCATCTAAAAATCCTTGATCGTTGGAAAAAGAAATCTCATGGTTGTAATTTCTAACAATATCAGCGAAGCCTTTAATCGCACGCCCTTCTATATATAATCCCTTTGCCATAATTTACTCCTTATCCTTCACCAAACACTACGCCATTATTAGTGACTGTGGTGGTTACTAAAATAAATTCGATTGTTTGTACTGGCATAACATATATACCAATATTTAAGATGTGTGCGTCAATAGAGCTTTGTGGATTATTTGAATTATCACAAACAACCTTATACTTCTCTACACCACTTCCAATTTTAACAGTCTCCATGAAACTATTGATTTGAGCAGTAGCCTTTTCACGAAGTTTAGCAGTATTACCTTTGAACATAAAAGCGTTAGCAATTTGTTCTACATTCTTTTCGATGTGTAGAAGCAAACGACGAACATTGATACGGTCTCTGGCAGTCTTCTTCAATTGAGCAGTCTTTTGACCCCAAATTACAGAACCAACACCACGAACAAACTTGATAGTGTTTAGATTGATGTCGTAAAGTTGCCCACCAAGGGAAGGTGTAATTTCTACGTTTTGACGACCTGAAGGAATACCACCAACATCTTGACCAGCTGGAGCGTCCCAAGTATTTCCAACCCTATCTACATGAGCCATAATAGTCGCAGCATAGATAGCATTTGGAAGCCATAGACGGCAAGAATTATAACGGTCGTAAACAAGATTCCAACCTACATACTTAGCAAAATATGAAGAATTAGTAATAGATGAATAAGCAGCTTGTGCGGAATTCATAGCAGTAAAGGTTTTATCATTTACAGCAGTACCTTGAATAATACCAATGAAGTCAAGACGATCAGATACTAATGAATTTACATAACCAGCCTCAGTACCATTTGTAGCAGACTCTAATGCTCTTGGAACTACAACAACAATATCAAGAGGAGTGGTGTCACGATTACCAAAAAGGTCAGACCAAGCAGTAGAACCAATAGTAACTTGTGATAAAGAATCTACACCGTTTGAAAGAGCAAATCCATATCCAGTACTATTAAAGTTAGTATATGCTGGAAGTGTTCCTTGTAAATCTTTTGAAACTACATAGATATACTTTGATACGCCATTAATAACATCTTCAATGAATAAAGAATTTCCAGAAGCATCTTTTGCTGATTCTTTGGTTGAGCAGAAATAAGACTCTACAGGACTTGTAATGTTATTTTTCCACCAATCAGTATTAAATGTTTCATAATCTTCTTTCTTGAAAAATGAAACCTTGATGATATTTCTCCAAGTAGCATTCGGATTAGATGGGTCAGTATCGTAATAAGAACCCCAAGCACAAGAGTTATAATCAATTGCTGATAGTGCGGATGTTCCAGCAACAGTAACAAAAGAACCAGACTTAATATTACCATAAGCAGTTTCTACAGTTACAGCATAGTTATTTCCATAAGTACCAGGACCAATAGAACCTACACGGAAAACACCATTAGGCGAAACATTTCTTAGTGATTGAATATTAGTAGGAGTATCACCACCATTTGTAGCAGATGAAGCAACCAAAGTAGTTAGTGATGTTCCAGTCGCAGCAGATACAGTAGAGCCAGAAACAGCAGGAATCTCTATGTTAGAATATTTTTCAGTACCATCTGCTAAACGAACATACCAAAGATTGTTGGTTTCCTTCAAAGCTTCAATACCAGCATAAATACCATAATCTACTGCTGATACAAGAGGATAAGTACCAGAAACAATTGGAGCACCAAAAGTTCCGACAAGTTCAGTCTCTGATTTTACAAGAACCTTTTGATTGATTGGTCCTTTAGTCGCCTTGCCCATAACTGCGATATATGTAGAGTTATCAATGACATTATAAGAAGTGTCATCTATCTCTTGACGATATACCCCAGGATAATTCATATTTTGAGCCATTATTAGTTTCTCCTAAGTTTATATTTATATTTATCTTATTTTATAAACCATTTTATTTCAACCAATTCCAATCATTATCATCAGTATTGCTGGATAAGAATGTAGGCATATCATCATCACTATATTTCTTTCTCTTTTCTTTCGGTCCCTTTTCATCAGGATCATAGAAAGGAGTTACGATATAATACAATGCCCAAAGTAATGAAGTAACACAATCATCATGCTCATTTTGTCCAGCAGCATGATATACGTTTGGACTAACTTCTTCATACCTACTTAGTTCGTATAATGTTCTACTATCATATACTTTTAACCAATCATTCTCTATATACCTTTGAAGCAACATATTACCTTCAAACTTAGTCTTCTTTGTAGCTCTAATTCCTAATCCCTTCTTGTCACAATTTAATATCCTATCACATTCATAATCATTCCAAATACGATCACATACGATAGAACCCACATCGTTATTCTCAACCATCATATAAGCATCATTATAATATTCAGATACACCAATACATATTCTTGAAAACTCATCAATAGATACCGTGTTACATCTATACATTGCTACTTGCTCTATATCTTTCGGACCCTTAACTTTTATAACTTGAATAACCGAATAGTCTGCCTCATTACCCTTAGCACTATCTACACCCATAATATAAAAAGCTCCTTCTTGTGGCTTCTCATATTCTAACATAGCAAAGGAATATTTCTCTCCTACTGGCGTTCTAGTTTCTATCTTCTCTAACTTGTCACCATCTATAAGCGTATTAGATGCTCCTAAAAACTTACATTGAAACTCTTGAGCAAATCTTTTAGCACCTACGTCTTTCTTCATTTGTTCTGCCCACTCATCATCTCTATCAGGTCTTTCATTCCAAGCAACTTTAATAGGTTTGAAAGAGTTTTCTCCCTTTACAGCATCTCTATACATATCATAAAAGTGATTCATACCATTTGGAGTAGATACCATAATGATTTTAGAGTTTTTACCTGAAGAAACTGTAGGATATACTGACATATAAAAGTCATCCCAGATATGTGGGGGCACAAAGGCTGCCTCATCACACATTAAACAGTTGCTGATGTTTATATTATTACACCAGAAACTATTATTGTCTTTTACAGAAACTAAATCACATACAGTTTTTATTCCAACTTCAGAAATATCAGTAATTTTTACCAGAGAGTTTTTATAATCTACAACATCACCAACAACAAAATCTTTACTTTCTATTTTCTTTCCATTTACTATTAATTTGTGATCTGGAGTAACTTCTAAATATTCACCATTCTCTAAAGTTATTCTCAAACATTCTTTAACAGTAGTAGATACGCCTTTGAAATCCTTAAAACCGTCTTTTGTTAAAACTTCATATTTGTCATTTTCTATATATTTAAGCATCTTCAAACCCCCAACCTAATTCTTTCCAAGTCTTACCAATCATATCTTTAGTGAGATTTCCTGATTTGTCAGTAACTATACTATTTAATAAAACTTTATTTTCATTTTTAATTCTACACCGATCGCGTATTGCTATTTTACAACATCCGTTTGCGTTAGATGCTGCTTCTAAAGATTCAAATTTTCCACAAGGAGTTATATAATATCCCTTAAATTCTTTATTACCCTTTCCCTTATTTTTACCGATTAATGATAAAGAAATGTTTTGACAAGTTTCTTCAGTTCTCTTCATTCCTCGATGTTTAGCAGCAGTCTTTTCAATCTTATCTGGATTTTTATTAATCTTCAACATTCTTTCTTGATGTTCTTCTGGGTGGTCCTCTATCCATTTTTTTACATTCTCTGATAATTTAGAATTCCTTTCTTCAGACGCAAATATTTCTTCCATCTTTTCTCTATACTCTTGAGTTTCCCAAAGAAGTTTCCTATCATTTGAATATACTTCCCGTGCTTTAATACCTTCTTCAGAATCCCAAAACTCTCGTTGACCTTTTGATAATTTTTCTTTAGATCGTGGTGTATGGAAAGCGCAAGCAATACCACCTATTTTTAAATTATAATTATCATCATCTTCACAAAAATCTTCTGTAACAATTTCACTTTCTTTATTATAAGCATCTAAATGGTCATCATATTCAAAAAGTATTTCTCTTTCAAAATTCTCCTTTCCGTATTTTTTTAATGCTTTCCTAATTAACGAACCAGAACCCATATATTGGTCGTTTTCGATATCATCAGAGCCATGAACACCAATGTATATTTTTCCATTTATTTTATTTGTTGTTTTGTATACGTAATATTTCATTTTTCATTCTCCCATTCTTTGTCTTAATTCTTTTATTGTTATAGTTTCTATTTCTGAAGTTTCTTTATTTTTTACTGTTATTAAACTATTCTCTTCTGCACAGTTTATAGTCATCCCTCTAATACTGTTAGAAGATGTTGAAGCAGCTATAATCTTAACACCGTTTTCCAGAATCATAGAACCTTTATTCCATTCTTCTACACCTTTTTGTAACCAAAGTGGAAGATTTAAATATGCCATTTGAATACGACTTAAAATCTCTCTGGAAGTTCTTTCGTTGTTTGCTAAAATTGCTATATTACTTTCCTTAGAAAATAACATCATGTGTAAAAGATATAATGCTGATACAGTAGTTTTAGACATTTGGCGTGCTGATAAAACAATAATGTGTCTTTTTGGTGAAGGGTCTATAAAAGCCTTTAGCATCTTTTTCTGAAATTCCCACAAAGGGATTTTTATTCTACCGTGGTCAATTGTTTGGATATAGTAATAGTTTTCAGCGAAGTATAAAATATCTTCTTTACATTTAATATATTCGTTAATCTCATGTTCAGTCATAGCTACTTTTTCTTTAGCAGCGCGTATATCAGGATTACCTTGAAACATTATTACCTCATTAAAAAAGCCGAGAATTGTGGTTCTCAGCTTTATTTATAAACTTTAATATTTATAGATTAGAATAGGTCAGCAAGTTCATCATCGGATAAATCTTTGATAGACTTTTCTTCTTTCTTCTTTTCTTCCTTTTTGACTTCTTTCTTAGGCTTTTCTTTAGGTTCTTCTTTAACTTCTGGTTTGGGTTCTTCCTTTCCAATTGTGTCGAATAGATCAGCAAGTTCATCATCCCACATCGCTTCTCTTTCTTTTTCAATTTCTTTGGTTAGAGTTTTCACAGTCTTAAAGGTTTCAATTTCTTCTGGAGTATAGTATTTTAATCCTTTCTTATCAAACAAGATTGAGATGTTAGTAGCTATTTTTAATTGAGCTTCTTCTATCTTTTTAACAGCAGATTTAATAAGATTTGAAATAGCATTGTTATCTTCTGATTCAAATCCTTTATTAGTTACAATATAAGATAGTTTAGATGCTGGCTTTCCGATAGCAACTCTAACACCACCTTCTAAACTAATACCTCTTGGATTTGTAGGATGTGTCCAAAGATATGAAGTAGAGTTTAGATAGTTTGAAGACATTGTTAGGTTAGTATTTGAAATAGATTGGATATCATTAGTCTTACGAACGACTACAATATCATCCACAATATTATTTTTTACCAATACTAATTCTTTAAGCTTATCAATATTATTCTTTAACAATTCTTTCCAAGCTTCGTCCTCAGTCTTTCCATCATCTACAAGTTTGGCAATTTCCTTCTTACCAATTTCTTTACTCTTAATCTTAGAAATAGAAGAACGCATAGAATTAATCTTAGCATCTAATTTAGTATTTTTAGCTTCAAGTTCTTCAGAATATTTTACAAGACTTTTAATTTCATCTTTAGTAGCTTGTGCTAAGATGTTCCAAGCTTCTTCACTTGTATTTCCATCATCTATAAGTTTAGCCAGTTCTTTTTTTAATCCTTGTTTAGCCTTAATATTTTCTAAATCTAGTCTTAACTTTTTCAACTTTTGATGGATGTTGTTTTGAATAGAATCAACCTTAGAAGAGAGAACTTCAAGATTACCACCCTTTAGTGCTGAAGAAATATCATCGTCTTTCTTTTCATTTAGAACTAATACATAATCTTGGAAATTCATTCTTCTTCCTCCTCATCAAAATTTGGTTCTTTAACATCTTTAATTATAAATCCCATAGCCTTTAATTCTTTGTCAAGTTTAGAAGTTTCTTTTTCTACAATCTTCTTAATCTCTTCATTCATTTTTGTAATCTCTTCTTTTAATACGTCTTCATTCTTAGAGTATAAAGAAGGCATTGTAAATAGTTTATCTTTTATCTTTGGCAAAACCTTGAAAGAAGAAGATACATCAATATCTATATTTCTCTCAGTTCTATCACCCTTCTTCCACATAATAGTTTTAGCGTTTGGAATAATCTTAACAACAAAATTATCAAGCTTAGTATCCGAACTAGCAAAAGCAATGTTAATATTTTTAGAGCGTTCAGCAACTTCTTTCTTTTCTTCTTCTCTCTTTGGTAACACTTCTTCTTTAGCAGTCTTTAATGCTTCTTCTTTAGATTTTCCAGAAGAGACTAAACGATTAAACATTCCTTTCAATCTTGAGAAAGTAACAACATCGTCTAATTCTACTTTTAACTTTTCTATCTCTTTATCTACTTCGTCTTCTTTAGCTTCTACTCCAAACATTTCTTTGAATAGTTTAGCCTTATCACCAGTAGCTTTTCTAAACTCTCTCACCTTCTTTTCAAACTTATCCAATTCTTTTCCTGGAACCTTCTTCTTTAATTCTTCAATTGTAGTTTCAAAGACATCACTTCCTTCTACAAGATATTTCAAATAATTGT